AATTATTTATTAATAATAAATATTAATCATTTTTTAAATATATTTTATAAATAGAGAAGATAATAATAAACTAAATGAGTACTGATTATATATTATATATATATACAATATTAGTATTGTGTATTTTTACATTTTTATTTATCAAAAATATAAAAATTATAAATGAATTAATTGGAATAGATATTGAAAAAAAATTTTCTGATGTATCTAATTCTTTTGTTTTATTATTTTATTAATTTATTTTATATATAAATAATAAATACTATTATTTATTTAATGTCTAATAAATGTTTTTTTTGTAATAAAAAAATAAATACTATAGAAATAATTACTAATAAATGTAAATGCAACAATATATATTGTAACAAACATTTATTCTTTAAAAATCATAACTGTACTTTTAACTATATTCATGATTTTAAAATTAAGAATTCTTCAAATTTACATAATACTTTAGAATTAGATAAAAAAATAATCAAAATTTAAATATATATAAAAGCATACAAACATTTATATTTAAGTATAAATCATAATATGGCATGTAATCCTCTTATTATTAAAAGTAATATAGAAACTTTACATAATATATATAATTCTAAAACTTTTATTTCTAAAATTTTTGATTGTACTAAAGATAGTATTACTCAAGATAATGGAGTTATACATGTTCAAAAAAATTATAGTATTAAAGATTTAGAAAATATGTTTACAATTTCTGAATATATTAGAGAAAATATAATACCAAAAATTAAAAATATTAATATTGAATTAAATATATTTCAAAGTGTTGTTTTTAAAGATGATAATTTACTTATAATTAAATATATTTCAACTATTGATAAACCATCTTATGTTAAAAATATGTTAGCTGATCAATCTACAGTATTTTATATAAAAATACATCCAACAAAAGAAGATAAAAATTTATTACTTGTAAATTATATTAGAAAATTTATACCAACTGGTGATGATGAAATTAATAATGATGAAAATATTATTGGCGACATTAATATTTTAAATATAAATAATACTTATGATACTATTCAATTTAATCATGGTTTACTAATTGCCGCAAGTGCTCTTTTAGGAGATGATACAGTAAATGATATAATTATACCATTTATATATAAAATTTTTGATGATTTTATTGATAATATATTAAATAAAAGAATTAAAAATTTTCTTAGAAAAAAAAATATAGATGTTTATACAAAGAAAAAAACTTAAATATCTTGTTGTGCTAAACATAATTTTATTTCACCAAGTGATGCAATAGTATATCTTAATATAATTGGATAAGAATTTTTTAAATATATTTCTACAGTTGGACATAAATTTGTGCATTTTGTAAATATCAATAAATATTTTAAACTAAAAACACCTTGTATTATTTCTTGATCTTCTTCTGTATTATTATCTGTTTGTTTAGAAATTGTTATATTTTGTGATTTTTCACTTCCCAATATTGTTTCTTGACTACAAAAATCCCCTTTACACTTTAAAATTAATGATTTTTCTATATTTCTGATTTCAATATATTCAGAAATATTATGCATATCGCGAATTATTTTTTGCAAATATGATGATGGCATTGTAATTGTTGTATGAAAATTAACTGGTGGTATTGTAACACTTAATACATCAATATCAATTGTTGATAATTTATAATTTGTTTCTACATTCTTTTCATTATTTGTAATTTTAATTCCTAATTTATTTGGATCTTCTTTTTCTACATATAAAGTTAAAAGATCATTTGTTCCTATTGTTTTTATTAACATATGTAATTTAAGCATATTTACGCCAATATACATTTTCTTTTCGCAAAAATATTCTTCAAACTTATCTGCTTCTAATTTTAAATGAATTAAAACAACGTGTGTATTATCCATTGCCATTATTTTTAATCCTGTTTCATCAATTTCTAAATTAACATCCATTAATATATCTTTTAATGCATCAATTACTTGTTTAATTATTGATGCTTGTATAGTTTTTATATTTATAAAATATTTATCGTTATTTGTTACCATTATAAATTAATATTTTTGCATAGTCTTTATATAATTATTTTTGATTTTAAATTAATATATTTTTATATATTAGAAAAGATAGAAAATAAATGGCGGCTCGAAGAGAGCCTAGTTTTCAGAGGTGTCAAGGGACACGAAGGCATCACAATCCGGACATAAGGAGCGTTTTAGAATCTGTTATTTCATTACTAGGTGAATTTCAAGAAGCACATAATGACTATCGCGCTGGTAGGAGAAATACATGGGGTTGCATGTCTCCCTTATTAGAACCTGTCGAAACTTTTACTAATGGGAATGAAATGAGGTTTGATGACTATTTTCGCGTCTCTGTAAGACAAGCGCGCCCGATGGGAGAATTAAAATGGACGTGTATTGTTGAGTTTCGATTTCGAAACCAGCCTATTTTTCATATGACTTTAATTTATAATCCTCCTGGAACTACCAATCATGAATGGCAAGATGGAGTACATTTTACAAGTGATTTAACAGCGAGAAGGGTATTTTTACAACCAGGCGCTATACGTCGTGATGATTTTGAAAGTACATATGTACTTGGAGATCAACTTGGTGATATTTGTTTTGATATGGCTACATATTTTAGAGATGGGGTAAGTACTAGAGGGGAGAGAATAACTGACAGAAATTTGTGGGAATTTCTACAGTTGCCTCCTCATTTACCGGCATCAGAGAATGATATACGGAATCATATTCATAATGGTCTTATGATATTTGGAGTAGCAGTGAAAGCAATTGTACTTTATGATAGATGGAAAAATCTAGGCGTGCAAACAACAAAAAGAGAAGTTTTTGACCAAACAGATAGATTAAGACTTCAAATTAATCTTCCACCACTCACTGGTAGTGATAGAGATATTTTTATGGACGATGGATACAGAGGTACGGATGATTTGCTTGGGACAATTGACTGGTCTAATCTTCCAACTGATAGTGATAGAGATATTGACTGGTCCATATTCCAAGGCGGGGGCCTTCAAAAAAAATTAATAGTTTATTCAAGAAAAATTCAAAAAATAAAAGAATTAACAAAAATATTAAATAAAAATAAAAGTAAAAACAAAATTAAAATAGAAAAATATAATAAACAAATTAAAGAATTAAAAGAAAAAATTATAAATACAAAAGAAAAATTAAAGAAACAAAAATTAAAGAAGGAAAAATTAAAGAAGGAAAAATTAAAGAAGGAAAAATTAAAGAAGGAAAAATTAAAGAAGGAAAAATTAAGGAAGGAAAAATTAAAGAAGGGAAAATTAAAAAAAGAAAAATTAAAGAAAGTAGCCAAAAAACCAAAAAGTAATAAAAAATAATTTAATATATATCATGAACGTGTGAAACAATATCATTATCATCATTACAACTACATTCTGAATTATTATTTGATATAGAAGTATCACATGTCATATGCTGTGTTAGATTATTATTTTCAGATAAATTAGATATAGAAACAGGTATATTATTTGAATTTTTTCTTCTTAGTTGTTTATACATTTCATTGTCATAATCATTACAAATTTCTCTAATTTCATTCCATTTACACTGTACTTCGCTTATATTTTTATTAAATTCTTTGACATCCCATAATTCTAATAAAGAAGTAGATATATTACTATTATTTTTTAAATATATTTCTAAAATTTTTTCATCAGAAATATTGGTAGGTGCTTGTTCTTTAAGTTCATCCATTTAATAATTTAAATTATTAATATATTTTTATATAGTATTTTTATATTTTTCTAATTGCGAATGATTATATTCATTTGCAATATTATAAGCTATTAATTCATATGGATGTTCGTATAGTTTATTATTTTCTAAACAAATTACATCATTAATATTATCTGGTTTATTACTTCTATAAAGACAAGCAAGTTTTTTATTATTATTATCAAGATATATTGAATTATTTAAATCAGGATTAGATCTTTGTTTTTTATTTTTTAAAGATGTTTTTTTAAAACCCATTTTATTTATTACATTTTCTAGAATATCAGGATTATATCTTTGATATATATGTATTTTTTCATGTATTAATGTATTTATAAAATTATGATCTATATTATTTGGTATAATTTTATCAGATAAAAATATAATATTTTTTCTTGTATGTGGAAAACCATTTTCATATTCAAAATTATTATAATTTTTTGTTAATGCAAAATTCCATTTAATAATTGCAATATCACTACCTTTTAATAATTTATTATAATTATTTAAATATTTATCAGCTTCAATGCAAGATTTTGTTATAATATTTATTTGATTATTATTAAAATCAGTAGCACATTGTATAGACTTATTTTTATAAATATTACTATTATTTACTTTTCTGGCATATAAATCAAAATCTGTTAAATTTTTAAAATAAGTATCAGAATCATTATAGAAAAAATCGATTAATTCTTCTTTTTTTAAAAAATTAATATTTTTTTCATCAAAATTTTCTTTTCTAATATATGTTTTTTTGTAAATTTGATAAATAAAATAAATAATAGCAATTACTAATATTGATATAATTATTTGTAATAATATTAATAATTTCATTCGTTTTACTATAATTAAATATTTAAATATAATAGAATATGTACTCTAAATATATATATACAATTATATATATATTTATAGCAGAATTTATATGGATTTATTTAATAAATTTTAATAATTATGCATTAATTACTAAAAAAGTTCAAAAAGAAGAGTTGATTTTAAATATTAAATATACTATAGTTGCTTACATATTTGTTTTAGGTAGTATATTCATAATAGCCATACCATTTGTAAATTCTAAATTAATAAAAAAAGATAAAACAAATAAATCCATATTTAAATCTTTATTATATGGTGGAATAATAGGATTTTTCATATATGGAATTTATAATTTTACATCATTATCAATTTATAAAAATTATAGTTTGAAAATTGCAATTATGGATACGCTATGGGGAACCTTTTTATATGCAACATCCGTAACATTATATTTATTTATTTGATCATATGTTGTACGCTTACTAAATCTAAATCTTTAACGCGATATAATTCATATTTATTATTTGGTAAAGGTCTTTTTATAATAAAAGGTAATTTACCTTCTAAAAGTTCTTTAATTGCAATTGAACGTAATTCAAAGTTGCTTTTAATATTAAAATCAATTTTTACAAATGGTGGCGAACCATGTGCGATCATTGTTGCTCTTTGTGAAATAATCTGATCTAATTCATATTTAGTCATGATTGGTTTTGAAATTTTTTTTTCTTCTAATTTTGTATATGTTTCATTTACAGATGTAATTTTATTTTTTATGGGTACTAAAGATTTCATTAATTATTCCTAATTCTTTATATTTATATCATTTTTTATTTTTAATGTAATTTTCTAATTTACCATTTGTTATACTTTTAATTGCATTATGTAAATTAATAACATCATATTTAGAATTATGGGCGTTTTCCATATCACAATTAAAAGCTAATTTATATAATTCTTTTAAACTAGGATCTTTAATTTTATTATATTTATTTTTTGCTTTAACTATGTATTTGAAAGTTTTCATAGTACAAATTTCTATTTTTTTATCTAATTCCATAATAATATGATATAATTTTCTTCTAAATAACTCACTTTTAATAACATTTATATCAAAACCTATATTATGTGCGACAACATATTGACATTTTTGTAATTCATTATAAAATATATCAGCTATTGTATTAAAATTATAACCATTATTTTTTGATATTTCATTTGTTATACAATGAAATTCTGAATTTTTGATATTAAAATTTTCAGCATATATTATATAATCGTGTAGTTTTAATTCTTCTAAATTATTATCACATATCATAAAAGTAAATTGTACTATTCGTGCAGAATCATATTTTTCTAAATCATTATAAAATGGATATTCGCAATATTTTTTTGTAATTGGCAATCCATTGGTTTCGGTATCAATTATCATATACATTTTTAAAGTATAATAATAATATAATTATAATTTATATTTTTAAATAATAACATCATTTTTTATTTAAAAAATATTTCTTGATAATAATATTATTTTAGCAAATGACAATAAAAAATACATATTATATAATTTAATATTTTTAAATAAAGGTATTAAGAAAATTATAAAAAATATTAATATATAAAAAAATGTTATTAAAAATAAATCTTTATTATTATCTATTACATTAATTAAATTTGTTATTATTTTTTCATTTTCTAATTCATATTTATATTGTTCTTTTAATAAATTATAATAATATGGTGCATTATAATCAACATATATATTGCTATTATAATTATATGGAATTTTATTATCCAAATCTATTATAAACATTTTAATAAATATATATATATTATTTTTATATTAATTAATTTTTACCATGATTCTTTTTTTCCACCATCATATTTTTTTCCATATTTATTATGTATCATTAAATCATTTATATTAATATTATTTTTATAAATAATACATAATGGACGACCATATTTATCAAAATCACCAAAAATAACTTTTATAATATGTGTATCATTATTAATTAATTTTCGAATATTATCACGAGAATATTTAACCGTATCTTCAAATTTTATATCAGTTAATTTATTAATTAAAAAATTTCGGGCTGATATTGCTATATTTTTTTCATTGCCACATAATTCTGGTGTATCTATTCCATCTAATCTAACATTCATTTTAACATAATTAAAACCTTCCAAATTAATACATATTGTTATTGTATCACCATCATATATATCTAATATTTTTGCTTCATAAATTTTATTTTTTAAACTAAATTTTGGTGTATTATAATAAGTTTGTTTTTCCATTTTTTGCCTATAAATAATAAAAAAGAAAATCAATTTTTTATTTATTTTCTCTCCATATATGTCCACAATAATCGCATACATAAAAATATTTCATATTTACATCATCATATTTAATTGATAATATTTGTTGTTTATCTAAATCAATATTACATTCCGGTTTATTAGGGCAAATAATATTACTATCGCGAATTCTTCTAAGTGTAGGATCATATCTTAAATAATTATTTATATTTTGTTTATATAATAAATCATCTTCTAAATATCTACTTTCAGATATTTTAATACATTTTGATTCTGTTTCTTTTTTACTAAAATCACAGTGTTTACAATATTTAACTAAATTATTACTATCATCATTTCTAATATATAACATATTATCACAATTATTGCAAAATTCCATATTTCTATATTTATATATTTTTACTTTTTATATATATATATCATTTTTTTTATGAGTAAATAATATATATTTTTTAATATCTATATATTATATAGTTTTAAAGATGTTTAAATTTTCTTATTATATTAATAATGAATATAAGTATATTATATGGTTTATTAGCGGTTTGTCGATTATTTTACTAGTATATATATTATACAAATTTTTTAGAAATGTAGATAATAGTACAGATTTAAAAAGTATTAAAAAACATGTTGATACTTTAAAAAAAGAATATTTAAGATATCCTACCACATTTGGTAGTGGAAGAGATTATGTTATAACAAAATTTAATAATTTATTAACAAATAAACAATGTGATATGCTTATTAATATGGCTAAAAATGCCGGTCTAAGCATAAGTGAAGTATATGAAAATGGAGGTTTAGGTGTAGTAAATGAAGATGGAACATATGGTGGATCTACATTAAATAAAGATCATAGAATAAGCGAACAAGCATGGCTAAAGAATAATAATAATTTTAATATCGATGATAATAATTTGATTAAAAGACTTAGATTAATATCTGAATATATTACTGGTATTCCTTCACATCATCAAGAAGACATACAGGTTGTTAAATATGAACCAGGTGGATATTTCAATGAACATTTTGACGCATGCGAGGGTACTTATGAAGAGTGCTTTGGTATGAACAATGTACAAGGACAAAGGATAACAACACTTATAATTTATTTAAATGATGATAATTTAGAAGGAGGTGAAACTAAATTTCCTAATATTAATTTATCTATAAAACCGGTTAAAGGATTGGGAGTATTATTTTATAATGTTTCAGAAATTGATTTTCAAGAAATACATCCGTTATCAAAACATACTGGTACTAAATTAATAAAAGGAACTAAGTGGTTGGCAAATGTATGGAGTCACGTATCAAGTTTTAATCTAAAAAAACCAAAAATGTCAGATGAATTTAATAAAAAATATGAAAAATATATGGAAATAATTAATTCACCAGATGAAGAATGTAAATGCCCGTATTGTCCGAATCCAGATTGTAAAGCAAAAAAAGAAAAGGTCTTAAAATGTAAAAATAAAAAATGTATTAACGAAAATTGTCCTAATTATTATTTAAAACATTCAATATGTTTATGTCCTTATTGTAATAATGATTATTGTCAAAGTAAACAATTTAAAGACTGCACAAATCCATCATGTACTAATTATACTAAATGTCCTAACGCACAAAAAAGATTCAATGATATAAAAAAAATAGTAATTGAAAAAATGCCAAAATAATTATATAGATTAATTCTTAAAAATAATATTAATAATTGATGGATAAATAAAAACCATGGTCAAATAAAAATTTATAAACTAAAAAAAAAATGATTAATTATAAATATATTTAATATAATATTGTTGATATGGAAATTGTTAAGAATACACAAACTATTATTACAAATTTTACTAATCTAATTGATATTAATAAAAAATACAGTAATAAAGAATTAGTAAATATTTTAAATAAGGTTTATAATGATGTTTATAAAAAAAAAAAGGAACCAACAAAATATAATTTATTTGTTAAGGAAAATATTTCAAAATTAAAAGATACATATCCTGATTTATCAAGACAAAATTTAATGCGTAAAATTGGAGAATTATGGAAACAGAAAAAAGAAACATCCAATAATAATGAAAATACTTCTGATAAAGATAATGAAAATACTTCTGATAAAGATAATGAAAATACTTCTGATAAAGATAATCATAATACATCAGATATTAAAGAAAAAGAAGATAATGAAGAAAAAAAAGATGATGATACATTAAATATTAAAGAAAAGGTTGCGGTTAAAAAAAGTGTTAAGAAAAAAAAATGATATAATATATAAAGATAATAAATTATAAAATGATAGAACAAATTGTATTAGTATCAGTTGTAGGGATACTAGTAATATATGGTTTATATTACTAGTATGAGTTGTAGGGATACTAGTAATATATGGTTTATATGATACATATAGTTTAAATACACATAAAAAATATACTTTAATGAATGAAATGCCAAAAATTGTTGATGAGAAAAAAGAATTAAGTAGAGATATATATTATAATATTTTTTATAATTAATTTATTTATGATAAATTAATAATTAATTGATAATATTCAAAATATGGTTTTATTATAATATTACAAGTTTTATTCAATATAAATTTTTTTACTTTAAAATTGCACAAATAATCTTTAATATAATTGTTAAATTCTTTAAAAGATTTAATAGAAGAGGATATATTAATTTTATCAAAAAATAATATAATAATATTAATATATTTAAAACAAGATAATTCTTCTATATTATAATAACCATTATATATATAACTGTTAGTATTAAGAAGTTTAGCACATAAATTATTAATAACTATATTATTAATAATTTCATTAGAATTACTAATATAATCTTTTAAATCAAAAAAGGGTTCAATTGAGTTATATTTCAAATCATTTAAAATTGGTACTAATTCATCTCTTATTTTTCCTCTAGTAGACCATTTTGGTGTACTATCACTAAAATATTTCAAATTATTATTATTTGCAAATTGAATAATATCTTTTTTTGGAATATTAAGCATTGGTCTCCAAAAATTTATACCATCAATATTAATTAAATAATTCATACCAGATAAATTATCATAATTTCTTTTATTTATAATATTTGTTATAATATTTTCAAAACAATCATCTTTATTATGACCTAATAAAACATAAAATTCATTTGAATATAAATATCCATATTTATACATATCAAGTCTTATTTTTTTTGTAATATCTTCATATAAATCTCTCAAACCATTATCTAAACATTGATAACGTTGAATTTCATAAATATTTCTATAAACCAGTTTAATATTTATAGATTCACATAAATACATAACATAATTTAATTCATCAAAACATTCAGGTCTATTATTATAATTAATATGTAAAGCAAATATATTACTAATTTTTTTTATATTTGTTTTAGCTAATAAATTTAAAATAAATAATGAAACAATACTATCAACTCCGCCTGAAAGTGATATAATAATAGTTGAATTATCTTTCAATTTTAAAAGTTCATTATAAATAGTTAAATATATATTAGTTTCTTCATTTTTAATAAAAGAATAATAATATTGTAAAGAATTATTATCAAATATATCATTATTAATATCATTTAAATTTATACATTTTTTTTTATTAGAATAATTTAAAATATTAATATGTTTATATATATTATTTAATGTATTATATATATATTTTTTACATTTATTTTTGTCTTGATTATTGATAGAATTATTATATAAATCTATAAATATATTTACAATATCATAAATTTTTTTAATATCATTAATATGTCTATAAGGTAAATAAATAAAGCATAATTCATCTATAGTAAAATTATTAAAATTTTCAATTAATAATTGACTAAAATTAGTAGCTTTTTTTGAATAAAAATTTACTTGAATATTATTATTATAAATTCTTTTATAATGTCTTGGTATTTGATCTAAAATAATAATACAACTAATTAAAATTTTTTTATCATATTCTTTATAATTATCATATATATTATCAACATCTATAATATATTTAAAATATTTATCTGATAAATATATATCATTATTTTCAATTTTATTAAACCAATATGTATCATTATTAAACCAATCATTGTATAGTTCATAAAAAATATTTAAATTATTCATTGGATTTCAATGTTATATATAATTATTTTTTTATATATAATATAAATGTCTAGATAATGGCATAAATTAACTTTAAAATTTGTGAGAAATTTTAATGAGGTTAAAATTAAATATATAAAAAAAAAATAATATTGATATTAAATGAATAAAATTAATATTATAGTAATATATACTAAAAAATTAACAAATAGAACTCATTATATAAATAGTACATTAGCATTTTTAAAAAACATTATAGAAAAGAATGGGTATAATAGTAATATTATAATTAGTAGTAATCCAGATGAAGAAGATATATTAAAAGATATAGATCAATATAATAAAAGAGTAAATTATGATAAAGAAGATAATGAAAAATTTGACAATTTAATAGTTTCATTAAATACGTCACAAATATCAAATATAGAAAAACATAGAAATGCATTATATTTAAGTAAAGAAAATGAATTAAATTTAATAATTGAAGATGATTTGATTATAAGTAAAGATTATATAGATAATATTGATAATTTATTTAAAAATATAGATTTAAAAAGTGATATTTTAATAACTTCTGATTTTTTAAATAATAATAATAATAATTTAGAATTAATTAGTTTTAATGATTATAATAAAGTTTTATTATCGAAATCATCATATTTTATAAATAAAGAAACTGCAAATAAATTATATAATTATTTAAATATTTTTAAATATGATATGAAAACAGCATTAACAAAATTTATAATAGATAATAAAGATTTAAATGTAAAATTATTAAATAAATGTACTTTTTTAGAAGGATCAAAAGTGGGGATATTTTTATCTTCAACAAAAAATAAAAATTTTTTGTCACAAAATGGCAATTTTATAGAATTTGTTAAAATAGTAAATAATAACCCAATAGATGATGAAATGTATAATAAAGCATGTGAATTATATAAACAATTAGAATATTTAGATAATGCAGAAATTATACATATATATGGAATATTACAATATAAAAGAGGTAATATTAATGAAGCAAAAGAATATATGAAAGATGCAGTATTAAAATTATATAAAAATAAAGGTTTTTATTCAAAAACAAATGATATTTTAAATAATGCCATAAATATTTCACGACATAATCAATCATTTATAGATGAATGTAAAAATAAAATATCTAAATATTCAATTTAGTTTTAACCTTTTTTTGATTTAGTAGAAGTTTCTGCTGATGCTTCTACTTTAGTAGCAATTTCTACTTTTGCTAATCCATCTTGAAGTGTTTTTAAATTATTTGCTATATTTTTAGTATTTTCATTAGTTATTTTAGAAAAATCATCAGCTTTTTTGCTAACTTCTTTAATTAAAGTTTCTAAACTATTAACTTTTTTTTTTAATTCTTCATTTTCACTAACTATAGATTTTAATTTATCATCAGATACACCAGAATTACCACCTCCGGCACCTGAGGATAATTTAGCTTCTAAAACACATATTCTAGACATTAATGCGGGACTCGCCATATTCTTCTTTATTCTAATATTATGAATATAAAAAAAAAATATTAATAACGCATTTTATTTTTTATATTTAAAAAAAAAATGATTATATATAATTAAATAGAATTTAATTAAATGATACAACCTATTAGATGTTTTACATGTGGTAGAGTAGTAGCCGATCAAATTGATTATTATAATACAGAAAGATTAAAACAATTAAAAGAAAAGAAAGAAGAAAAAATCAAACATTTTGAAGATAATCATACAAAAGAATTATTAGATAAATTAGGTGCATCAAGATATTGTTGTAGAAGAATGTTTATTAGCGATGTAGATATGATGCATATTATATAGTTAATATTTTCTTATTATTTTTTAAGAATGAATCAAAATAGAAACGATATAAATACTTATATTGAAACAACTGTTGAAAATAAAATAAATTCAATGATGGATATTATTTTAGATAATAATGAAAAAAAAAATAATAATAAAATGATACATGAATATTCATTACATGAATTATATATAAATACTATGCAATATTTGATAGATGTTATTAATGATATAAGTGATTTTTTAACTATAAATCACAAAAATGAAACAAATCAAGAATATAGAGAAAAAATATTTAGCATATTTTTTAGAAATGATAGAATATTATATACTGGTATATTATTAATATTTATATCATTAATATTATATTTTATTGATGGTGTTTCTACATAGATTTTCTAATTAATTAGAAAAATATTATTAATTTATTAAGATGAATGATAAAATTAATAAATATATGTATATATCAATATTAATATTGGCTTTTTTATTTAATAGATTATATTATTTTGATAAAAAAACATTATTATCAATAATAATTATTATTATTATTGGATTTTTTTTATATTATAATATAAAAAAAGAAGAACAAAATATTTACAATAATAAAAAAGAATTGAATAATAAATTAAATAATAATTTAAAATATGTAAAAAATGTAGATAATAATAATTATATTATTACTAAAATACCAAAAAAATTAAAATATTTATTAAAAGATACGATATTGATTGATATATTAACTAATATAGAATTTATTAAAAAATTTAATAAATCAAAATATACTAATATTTTAATAAATACTGATAAAATGATGAAAATATATATATTTATATTAAATGATATATATAATCCGATAACTTATATTTCTTTATTTAATGATTTGCGTAATAATATATTAGAAGAATTATATTCTATTATTCTTATTATACCTCTTAAATTTAAGTATACATATGGTTTTGATCCTATAATAGAATTAAATAAAACTATAAAAAATTTTACTATGAGAACTAGAAAAATGATATCAATAATTGAAAAATATTCAAAATATGAAAAAAATATAGAATATTTAGAAGATACAATATATACTCCGTATAATAAAATATCTAAATTAAATAATATACTACCGTAATATAAAACTAGATTTTTTTAATTTTATATTTGAATTATATGGTTCGTAATTTCTTTTTATTGGTTTAACTGACCACGATGATTTAATAGGTTCAATATACCTAGTATATTTGTTTTTTTTTAAATTATCCCAATATAATTTAATTTCACTTTTACATTTATTTTGATATATACATTCGTAACTTGTGTCAGGATTTTTTTTTTGTATTGTAAAAAGTTCTATTTTTATTTTAAATAATAAATTTATTATTAGTAATAGTATTATAATAAAAGTAACTGGATTTAATATTTTATTAATCATCTGTTAATATTTTATTAGATTTTTATTTAATTAAGTTTAATTTTTTTTTTATATCATTAGGTATTGCTGGTATATAATTATCATATAATGCATATATTGATGCACTAATTAATCCTAAAAATATACCTTCTTTAAATTTATCATCTTGTTTTGGCATAAAAACAACAGTTAATGTAATAATTATTAATATAATTAGATATTTTATAATTCTAATAATTATTTCCTCACTATCAAAATTCATCTCTTTATTATTATGTATTATTTTAAAAGTATATAAGATTTTAAAATTTAATTTATATATATATCATGGCAGAAACAGTATCTACAAAGGTTGTAGATTATTTAGATGAAGACCCCCCTATTAAAAATCAAAATTTTTGTTTATTATCATTTATATCTCCGGATGAAATTTTAAAAAAAAAAGAAAGTTATTATATAAAATATTTTTTAAAATCATTTTCAACTGATATGGAAACATTATTTAATGGTTTATTAAATAAATACCCAGATGATAAAGAAATGCTTGAAAATATTAAATTAGATCATAATTATTTATTTAATGTGGATGATTTAGACCAACAATACAAATTTAAAAAAACTTTAAATTCTGAAGATGTTGAAAAAGAATTTCATAAAGATAATAATTTTCAAACTACTATTTTCGGTGTTAAAGTAAGAGGAGTTTTTGATACATTCGAACAAGCTAAAAATAGAAGTGAATTTTTACATAAAAAGGATAAAAATCATAATATATTTATTGGTACGGTAGGTTGTTGGTGTCCGTTCTCACCAAATCCAGATGAACTTCAAGATCAAGAATATTCTGAAACACAATTAAATACATTAATGAAAGAATATAAAAAGAATCAAAATGAACGGGATGAAGTTTTTGAAAAAAGAAAACAAGATGCTATTACTAATAGTATTATAAAGGAAGAAGATGAAACAACTGTTGAATTAGAAAAAGGTATTGAAAAAGTTTTTACTGATACAGACGCATGGACCAAAAAAAAGGAACAAGAAAATATGGAAAAGGTTGATTAATTAGATATATTTAGTATAATTATTTTTCTATTATTATTATAATATGAAAGCATTTGCTATATTTTTCCTTTTTGTAGGTATAATATTAGTAATACAAGCATATTATAAAAATTTATCAGCGTGTCCTGAACCAAAAACAATAATTAAATATGTTCCTAGAAGTATATATGAAGATCAATTATCAGATAATAAAAAATTAACAGAATTTTACAAAACTATGTTTGATGGTTCTGAAAAATCTCAAAAAATGTTTCAAAATAATGAAAATCAAGAGAATGCTAATACAAATTCTTAAAGAAATTAATATAATTTAAGTTATTATATTATAAATTATTATAATTAATTTTATTAGATTAATGACTAATATTGAAATACCTTCATTAAACAATATATCAAATAAATTATATGAATTAATTAATAATGAAAATTATGATACAAATGATATTAATGTTTTTAAAGAGTTAATAAATAAATATTATGATAATATTATTAATAAGAATAAAAATTTAGAAGAAAAAGAATTATATTATAATATTAATATAAATAATCCTAGAATAGTTCAAAATGAATTATATGAAACATATAAAAATGAAAGACAAGAATTATATGATTCCTGGTTAAAAAATAAAAATATAGAAACTATTAGAAATTTATCAACATTTCAAAAATTTGATTATAAATATATTCCGGAAATATATACTTATAATTTTGATATTAATAATAATTTTGGAAAAAAATTTAAAGAACAAAATAAAGGTGCTAATAAACAAACTCAAAATGATGATTTTTCTGATATAGAAGAAGTTAAAGAAGAAATTAATAAAGAAACTAAAGAAAAAGTTAAAGAAAAAGTTAAAGAAAAAGATATTCCCAATGTAAAACCAATTTTAAATAATTGTACAGATAAAAAAGAAAAAGAATGTAAAGAAAAAGGTAAAATATGCAATCCTAAAACTGGAAGATGTATTAAAAATGAAAATAAAGATAAACCGAAAGAACAAGATATTAAAGATGATATTGAAGAAGATATTAAAGAAGATATTAAAGAAGATATTAAAGATATTCCAACAAATGTAAAACCTAGTGTAAATAATTGCACGGATAAAAAAGAAAAAGAATGTAAAGAAAAAGGTAAAATATGTAATCCTAAATCTGGAAGATGTATAAAAAAATAAATTGCGTATAATATATATTATTTAACATATTATATATATAATAATGAGCAATAATAATTCTATGGTTACATCTTTAAATGATATACCACATAATACTAATAATAATAATATTAATTCTGATGAATTAAATGATCCAACAATTAAAGAACTTTTCAAAGATTATCAAATGAAAGCAAAAAAACCAAAAAAAGATAATAATAATCAAATCAATGATATTGAAGAAAAAGATTATAATATTGATGAAAATGTTATCAGACAACAACAAGAGCATGAAATGATGATGCAACAACATGAACATGAAATGATGATGCAACAACAAGAACAAGAAATGATGATGCAACAACAAGAAATGACGAATCAACAACATCAAATACAAGGTAATCAGAAAATATATAATAATGATTTTGAAAAAGAAATGGACAATTTTATGGATAATAATACTTTAAATTTAGATAATAATTTATCAAATAATAATATATCTGATAATAATTCATCAAATAATAATGAATTATTTACAAAACAAAATACGATTAAAATAGGAATTATATTATTGGTATTTATTATTATAACAAATTTAAATATTATTAGATTTTTAGAAAAATATATACCGTCTAATATATATAATATTTTAAGTATGTATGATAAATATTTAAATTATATTATTTCAATTATTATATTATATATTTTATATTTTTTCAAATATTTATAACCAGTTTAATATATATTCATTACTATTATATCCACTAATATTTTCATCACCAATTTTTAATCCTTGTATTCCATAATTAATATCTACTTTTTCATTATCTAATTCATTATTATATATTGATTCATCAATAACATTATTTTGTGCATCATCTAAATGTTTTTCTGTAATATAATCAAGTTCAATAATATCTTTTTTAACAATATCCTTTTCTGTAAAATATTCATAACTATTTTTTTTTAAAGGATTTAACATATATTTATCATTCTCATCATTTTTCTTTATGATACCTTTTTTAATATCAATTTTCTTATATATTTCATAATATATTAACATCAATACCATTGATATTATAAAACCCAATATAGGATCTAATAATAATAACATTACAGTGAATATTGCTAATACTAATTGGACGTATGGTTGTTTCATTTTTTTATAAAAAGGAAAATCATCCATTATTAATATTAATATAAATAATAGTATTCCCGCACCTCTAAATATATTAATTACCATATCTATTTTTAACTATATAAAAAAAATGAGAATATATTATATTCTATAATCAATATAAAGAATTATTATTATTATTATAAGATATGGTAAATAATACTTTATTATCAGTATATGGTTATGGTATATTAAAAGATAATAATGATACTATTATAAATGATCTAAAAAATGAATTGACAGTATCTCCAAAAGGTAATTTTTCTATAAGTAATGATCCTATTAAATTTTGTATCTATACTGAAAACGAAAAAAGAATATATATTCCTAGGTTCTATGGATTACAAAAATTTGGAGTACCTCTTAAAAAAACCTTAAAAGATGGTATAGATTGTCCTAATTTAATATTTAATGGTTCTTTGAGAGAACAACAGAAAGAACCTGTTAATAATTTTATTAAAGCTGCAGAAGATCCTACAAAAAGAGGAGGTATTATATCAGTGCCATGTGGATTTGGCAAAACAATTATGGCCGTATATATAGCTTGTTATTTTAAGAAAAAAACTATGTTTGTTTCACACAAAGATTTTTTAAATCAACAATTTTTAGAATCTGTTAAAACATTTGTTCCTAATGCTAGAATTGGCAAAATAAAACAATCAAAAGTTGACGTTGATAATAAGGATATTATTATTGCTTCATTACAATCTCTCGCAATGAGAAACTATGACATTGATATTTTTAAAGATATTGGTTTAACAATTATTGACGAAGTTCATCATACAGGAGCTGAAGTTTTTAGTAGAGCATTTCAAAATATAAATTCAAATATAATATTAGGTTTAAGTGCAACACTAAATCGTAAAGATGGATTAAGAAAAGTTTTTGAATATTATATTGGAAAATCTGTTTATAAACATATTTCAAATGAAAAAATTGATTTAAAAGTCAATATACATAAATATTTTGATCCTAATATTAATTATTCTCATAATATTGTTTTATGGAATGGTAAACCAAATAGTGCAGGTATGATTAATAATATATGTAATTTTGAAAAAAGATCTATATTTATTTATGATTTAATTATTAAATTACTTAAAGAGGATTCTTATAGAAAAATATTAATTTTAAGCGAAAGAAGAAATCAACTTAAATTTTTTGAAACATTATTTAATACTACTTCTTATAGTACTGGTTATTATATTGGTGGGTTATCTCAAGATGTATTAGATATTTCATCTAGAAAACAAATTATTTTAGCTACATATCAAATGGCAGCAGAAGGTATGAATATCCCTACACTAAATACTGTTATATTCGCTAGTCCTATTTCTGATATTCAACAAGCTATTGGAAGAATTTTAAGAGAAAAACCAGAAGAAAGAAAATATATTCCTTTATGTATTGATATATGGGATCAATTTTCAATATTTGTTAGAAAAGGTTATACTAGAATTAATTATTATAAAAAAAATAATTATGATATATCTTATTATTTAGATAATGAACTTATCAATTTAAATAATGAAAATTCAAATGATGATAATACAACAAAAAAATTAGAATTTATTAATGATGATTGAATTTATTTTTCTTTAATTTAATTAGATTAAATATGATAAATATAGATACTATTTTAATATTAGTTATATTTATTATATTATTGATATTTATTTATTATACATATTTTACAATAAAAAAAAAACAAAATAATAATAATAACATTATTTTAGAACCTTTTTTTGATAATAAAGTTAAAATTGATACTGATTTGCAAAATTATAACATTAAAAATGAAGGTTTTGTGAATGAATTAATTCCTATTAAAAATGAAATTGATTATATTAATCCTAGAATACATACATATTATGATAATACTGCAATCGGTGATGAATTAATATCGGATTATAAAACTATAAATAATTATAATAATTATAATGCAATCGATTCTCAATTTAGTGATTGTAAACCAAAACAATTTATCAATTTAAATAAAGATTTTATTACAAAACATTTTACAAAAGGAAATAGTAGTGATTTACCAATTGCTAATATACATATTAATTTTTTATCTAATTGTAGTGATAAAATATCAAAAAATATATAAAAAAAGTACATTTTTAATTTTTATTTTTATTTTAAAAAATGTTTTATAATTTTTTATATTTTTATGAAATGTACTTTTTTATTATTATTTAGAATATGGAAAAAAAAAATAAATCTATATTTCTTTTATTATGTAGAAAAATGGTATGTGGTAAAAAAAAATGCGTATATGTAAAAAAAAATTCTAAATCTAAAAAACAATTCATAAAATGTAAAGGTATTTATATGCGTTTAACATATTATATTAAAGAAAAAACTAAAAAATTAAAAAAAAATAAAAAAATCAAAAACTAAAAAAAAATATGGAGGAACTGAACCTAAAAAGAAATGTGAACCAACTGCTTACAATCTCTTTGTTAAGGAACAGATAAATATTTATTTAGGATTATTAAATCCAAATGAAAGACAAATATTTTTATCATAAATATTACAGTTTAAAATAATTTAATAAATGATTCTGATAATAATTACATTTCTGATTCGGATTTTAACTATGATTATGATTATGCTTTAAATTTTATAAGATAGTAAAAATATATATAAAAATAAAAATTATCTATTAATTTAAATGATACCAAAAATAATCCATCAGACATGGAAAACTAATAAATTACCAAATATACTTGAAAATATTTATAAATACAATATAAATATTAACAATGATTATGAATATTATATGTGGACTGATGACAATAGTGGTAAAAATATTAATAATTTTATCATGAATGAATATCCAGAATTATATAAAGTTTATTCAAAAATTGAATTAGGAGTTCAAAAAAGTGATTTAGCAAGACTTGCAATTATGCATTATTATGGTGGAATATATATTGATCTTGATATATTATTAGTGAAATCATTAAATGATTTATTAGATTATAATTCTGATAAATTATATTTTGCATTTGAACCATCAGAACAAACAAAATATTTATGGAAAAAAGATAACTATATATGTAATGCATTTTTTGCTTGTTCACCTAAAAATGAACTAATAGATAAAATGTTAAATAGTGTAATTCAAGTATATAAGGAATATGGTGATGTAATATTTAATAAATTTAATATTTTTGGTTCAGATATTTTTAAATTTGTTTTAGCAACAACACAAAAATCAGAACTATATGAAATAATAGATACAAATAAAATTTATCCAATAAATGATATAAAATTAGAAGCGTTAGAAACAATATCAGATGATTTATATAAATTAAAATCAGGAAATTATGAAAATAGTTATATGGTACATTATTGGATTCATTCAAATTTTGAGGCAAAAAGTATTTTAAATACTTTTATATATGATGATAATATAAATATACATAAAAATATTTATAATTTTTTTAAAACAATGTATCCAAATAATAGAGCTATTTTAACAGATTTAAACTATATTGAAAGATATAATTAATTTTTTTTGTATTATTATAATAATGAATAATAAACCTCAACCAAGGGATATTCAGTTATATAATAAAATAAAAAGAAATATATATATTAAATATCCACAACATTCAGCATATAGAAGTGGTATATTAGTAAAAGAATATAAAATACAATATGAAAAAAAATATAAAAATAATAATGCATATAATGGAATAAAAAATAAAAATAAAGGTCTAGGAAGATGGTTTAAAGAAGAATGGAAAAATCAAAGAGGAGAAACTGGATATAAATATAAAAATGATGTATATAGACCAACAAAAAAAATAACATCAAAAACACCATTAACATTTAAAGAATTAACAGAAAAGGAGTTAAAAAATGCTAGAAAAAAAAAAGCGAAAAATGGTAGAATCAATAAATTTAGAAAATAATAAAAAATGATATAAATATTTATTATATTTAATTAATTAAATGAATAGTTATTTTAGCGAAGTTAATAATGACAATAGTTATATTATAACTAGTATATTAT